TGGAAACAACGAGGACTTTCCCTCTCAAAAGAAAAGTGAAAAACAAAAGACCGCAAAGTGGGCAGAAAAATGTGTACGTGCTGCCACAGATATGGGTCTTTACAGTAGCGAGTTTTACGGTGAATACCGTGAAATAAGAACTAATATGGATCTGTACAACAACATCCTTGATAAGGATGATATGTTGGACATGTGTGATCCATTCGGTATGACCGATAACGACTTCCCGTTTGAACCTGCACACTACCCTGTTGCAAACAACAAGATCAATCTACTCTTAGGTGAGGAGATGAAACGTAAATTTGATTGGAAAGTAAGGGTTATCAATCAGGATGCAATTACAGAAAAAGAAAAAGATATAGCAAACGAGATACGTTCAAGATTTCTTGAGATAGTTACTCGTGATGTTCCACAGGAACAGATCGCTGAGAAAGTTCAAGAGCTTGATAATTATCTTAGATATGATTATCAGGATATGCGTGAAAGAAGAGCTACTCAGCTTTTAAATCATATGATTGAAAAAGAGAATCTCAAGTATAAATGGAATATGGGATTCCTTGATGGTCTTGTTGCAGGTAGAGAGATCTACAGTCTTGATATTGTAAATGGTGATCCAAGGATCAGAAAGTGTAATCCTGCAAACATCAGGGTTATCCGTAAAGGTCAATCTGTAGATGTTCAGGATGCTGATATTATCATTGAGTGGGGATACCATTCAAGAGGTAATGTACTTGATGATTACTCAGATTATCTAAGCGAAGATGATGTAAAGGAGATCGAAAGAATGGATACTACTTTGAGTGCAGGTACTGATGAAGCTGTAGCTCAAGGTAAAGAGCCTGACCTTCTTGCTGGAACATTCAGTATGATAGAAGATAAGGATGGTAATCTTGTACCTTCTAATCTTAATAATGCTGAGATGCTACTGAATCCTGTACTTGAGGATGGTAGTGTACTTGTTACACGTACAGTGTGGAGGTCTTATCGTAAGATCGGTAAACTGAAATACTATGACCGTAAGACAGGTGAGCAACTTTACAGATTTGTAGATGAGTTCTACAAGCCACGTGTAAAGATGGGCGAAGAGATCGAAAAGTATATATGGGTAACTGATTGGTGGGAAGGTACACGTATCGGTGAGAATATATTTGTTAAAATGCGTCCGTTCCCTGTAAAGGCATATGGTATCAACAATCCTACAGGAACACTGTGTCCATATGTAGGTGGTGACTACACACAGGAAGGTGAGCCTACCACATCATTGATGGCAAGAATGAAGCCTTACTCTTACTACTATGACTTCTTGATGTTCAAACAGTGGGAGACACTTACCAAGCACAAAGGTGTTGTAGGATATCTTGATCTTGCAATGATACCTGAAGGTTGGGAGACCGAAGACGCACTTTACTTTGCTGATAAGATGGGATGGTTACCTATTGACTCATTCAAAGAAGCAAGAAAAGGAGCAGCCACAGGTACGCTTGCAGGTAACATGAATGCGAACAGAGCACCTATGAATTTTGACATGGGTAACTATCTACAGCAGAACATGATGATACTTAACTTTATTAAGGAGGAGATAAGTAACATTTCAGGTGTAAGTAGACAACGTGAAGGTGCTATCTCAAGCAGTGAGCTTGTAGGTAATACGCAGCGTTCTGTAATGCAGTCATCACATATTACCGAACTTTATTTCCAGTTTCACGAAAGAATAAAGGTTTCAGTATTGAAAGCTACGCTTGAGGTTGCAAAACATGCATATCGTAATAGATCATTGAAAGTACAGTACATTACTGATGACATGTCTCAAGTTCTTGCTGAAATAGATGGTGATATGATACGCGAGATAGATTACGGTATAACCATCGGTTCAAGTATGGAGTATCAGCAGTTGCAACAGACAATGATTCAACTTGCACAGGCTGGTCTACAGAACGATAAGGTTAACTTCTCACAGATAATGGATATTCTTACTGATCCGAGCATCAGTTCGGTAAGGCGTAAGATAGAAACTGCTGAACGTCAGAAAATGGATCAAATGAGACAGGACTCTGAACAACAGCAGCAAATGATGCAACAACAGCAGCAAATGGCGCAGCAGGTTGAAGCAATGAGGAATGAGGGTAAGCAACAAGCAGAACAATTTAAAGCTGATCTTGCTCTTGAACTCGAAAGGGTACGTAATGAAGGAAAGATAGATCTTGAAAAAGTAAAAGCTCAACTTCATAAAGACCTTAAAATGACAGAATCTTCAGATACTGTTATGAAAACGATGAGTGATGTTGAAAAACTCGGTATGCAATTGAAGCATGAGGCAAAAGAGAACGAGTTGGATAGACAAAGTGAGGAAGAAATCGAAAGATTAAAACTCGAAAAGTCTATAAAGACCACTGGTTCTTAACATGAGAGGGTGTTGACATCAGATATTAATTAATATAATTTTGTAAATTATAGCAAATGGAGTTTAACAACGAAGAAGCTTTAGGAGGTTTCAACTTTGACATTGAAGGTGTTGAAGATGCTGGAACCTTTGAAATTGAATTGAAAGAAGATGCTCCTGCATCTGCTGCAGAACCTGCCATAAAACCAACTACACAAGAAGATGGTGATGGGGAAGCGGTAGACAGCGCATCTTCTGAAGGTACGTTTGAAATATCATTAAAAGATGATATTGGCAGTTCCGATATGGAGGGAGAGACCGCAGGAAACGTATTTGAAGACATGCCGTCCTCTGAGAGTGCTCCCTCTTCTCCTCTTTTAACAAGACTTGCCTCGGCACTTTATAAGGACGGTGTTCTTACTGGTGTGAACGAGGAGGAGATCAAGGACGTAGATATTCCAAAACTTGCAGACATGATAAGAGGTACTATCAAGCAGAATGAATTTTCTGATCTTGATCCTCGCACAAAAGAAGCATTGAATGCTATTCGTGCAGGTGTACCTGTTGACAATGTTGTAAAACACCACAATGCTGAGATCAAACTTGCTGACTTTACTGAAGACAGGTTCATTGAATCTGATATTGATGATGAGTCAGTTGCAGAAGAAAAGAAAACGGTCAGACAGAATTTGATCTTTAACGATCTTATTGCAAGAGGTTATTCTAAAGAAGATGCTCAAAGACGCACCAACCAATCCTTTAACTCAGGGGATGATGAGGCTGATGCGAAACTTGCACTCAACAGTCTTAAGCAGATCGCGACACAGCGTAAGCAGGCCGAGATCAAAGAAGCTGAAGCCAATAGAGCTGCGTATGAAGAACGTAGGAATAATCTCATGAAAAGAGTTACAGAACTAAAGGAAGTTATGCCTGGTGTTCCTGTGACTGAAGAAACTACAAAATGGATGGCAGAAGCGATGACAAATCCTACAGGACGATCAGAAAACGGTACGCTGCGAACAGTTGTTTCAGACAAACGTTCTGAGAATCCTTTTGATTTTGATACGCGACTACATTATTTTATAAAAATGGGACTCTTTGATGAGACTCCCGATATGTCCCTGTTTACAAAACGCTCTATGAGCAATGCTGTGCAGGAACTAGAGAAGAGCCTTTCTAACGAAGGGATCTATGAAGCAGGGAAGGGAGCTTCCCTAGAGAGTATCACCGAAAGGGAAATGAAGGAAAATTACCTTCGTCTTCTTGATGGTGTTGATATCTAATTTTAATTGAAACAAAAATAAGCTAAGACAAATGGCACTTCAATTTTCAGAGTTTCAAATGTATGATGCACAGCACTGGTCAGGATTGACAACTGCTAACCATCTACATAGCATTTATCAGGGTCGTCCACAGAAGGCTACTGATATCATGCGAAGAATCCACACTACCAACTTCGGTACTGACTTGGATTCTCAGCTTTCAAAGTACAAGGTTAAGTACCTTGACACAGATGACGATTTTACATGGGAACTTGTCGGTTCTGGTAAAAAGAATGTTCCTCTAGTAGAGGCACGATTGACTCCAACAGGATCTGCTGTTGCTGTAGGTGATGAACCAGGAAAGAACGTTACTTCTTTCTACATGGTATTCCCAGAGCGATGGTTCACTGATGAGCACATCATTGTAGGTCACAAGAATGAAATGTATTCTCTACAGATCCAAGGAGATCCTGTAGCTGACGGTACAAACTGGATGTATGAGGTTAAGTTGATCACTGGTGATCCTGATCTTTTCGTACCTGTTGAAGAGCTTGCAGCTGGTAAGCGATGGAGCCGTGAGTGGTCTCTTGTTGAATCTACTCTTTCTAAGAAAGGTGGTGGTATCAACTTTGAGTCTCCATTCGGAATGAGAAACACTTTTTCAATGATCCGTATGCAGCACACTCTTCCTGGAAACATGGTTAACCGACCATTCGCTACAGGATTCAAGGTTAAAGATCCAAAAAGCCAAAAGCTTGAAAACTTCGTTACTTGGATGCAGTACGAAGACTACGTATTCGATCAGCAGTATCGTCTTGAGAAGAACAGATTGATCATGTTCGGACGTTCTAACCGAGGAACAAATGGTCAATACTACAACTTCGGTAAATCAGGTCACGTTAAGAAGCAAGGTGCAGGTATCCGTCAGCAGATGGAGTCTTCAGGTACTGAGTTCTACAGCGATTTCTCTATCGAGTGGTTGCTTTCTGTTTTGACTGACCTTTCTGAAGGGAAGCTTCCTACAGACCAGCGTCACTTCGTAGCTCGTACAGGTGAGCGAGGAGCTATTCAGTTCCACCTTGCTTTGGAGACACACAGTCAGTTGTTCCGTCCATTGTTTGATGCTACTCGTATGTTCTCTACTTCTGAGAACGGAGGAATGGCAGGAGTTAAGATGGCATACGGTTACGGAGGTCAGTTCCTAGATTATATGGGACCTAACGGAATCCGTTTCTCTATCTCTGTAGATAGCATGTATGATGACCGTGAGCGTAACAAGATTCTTCACCCAGATGGCGGTGTTGCTGAGTCTTACCGTTATGACATCATGGATATTGGTACTACTAATGGTGAGCCAAACATCCAGAAGTTCTACGTTAAGAACTCTGAGAATATCTACGGTTACGAGCCAGGATTGAGAGATCCTTACTCTCCGTCAGGTAAGATGTCTGCTATGAGCCATGCAACTGATGGATATACTATCCACCGAGGATGTCAAGTAGGTGTTGCTGTGTATGACCCAAGTCGTACTAAGTCACTTATCCCGAACATTCTTTACTGATAATTACTAACCGTTTAGAAGAGGAATAAAATGGCAGGTAAACGAAAAGTAACCGAAAAGAAGGAGGAAAAAGTAGGAGCAGCAGAGATTGTTGCTCCTGCATTTTCTCTT